CTTGACCGTGCACCATCCCCTCACCCGCCGCTACGGCAGGTTGCGCTGCTACTGGCGTGGCTCCCACGGTGATAGCATTAGCGCCGGTGCCTGTACCCGTGATGGCCAGCTTGGCGTAGATATGACACACCTTGCCGATAAGGCAGTACTTCGCCTCCGTGACCGTCACCGTCACAGCGCCAGACTGCGTCACCGTCGGCGTCCAATCCACCCAGCGCCCGCCGTAGCTCTTGCCTTCCAGCCGGTCGAGCCGGGCCTTGATAGAGGCGATGGCCTGTAACAATTGCTCAATCATCCCGCGCCTTCCAGATGTGCCCTGATTGTCTCTTTGCCACCAGCGGCGACGCTCACCTGCACGGCCCGGACAATCGCGTCCATAGTGCGGCCGGCATACACCATCGTCACCCGGTCGCCCCAGCGCCAGTGCAGGCCGTAGCGCGTGCCTGGTCCGTCCACGATAGAGGCCGATAGCGCCAGTTTGGGCTCGCCGTCGGCGAGCAGTTGGTTCGCCGCCGCCAGTATGTCGGCGGTTGTCTCCTGGCTGTTGCTGGCGTTTATGAAGCCCTCGCAGCGGCCGAACAGCGAGCGGCCAGAGCGCACCGTGTCCTCCGCCATCTGGATCAGCCGGTCCTCTGCCTCGCCCTTGCCGCCAGCATAGGCGTAGTTCACCTCGTCAGAAAAGTCCTCGTCTAGCGACGGCTCGGCCAGGTTGCCTAGCTCGGCCGAGAGCAGCACGGGGTTCTGTCCGCTGGGGTAGCTGTGGTTCATGCCCGGCTGCCCCAGGCTGGTCCTGAACTCCCATTGCGTCGGCGTGGCGTCGGCCACGTGCCAGTAGACAGGCGTGCCAACGGCGTCCGCCGCCTTGGCGATGTCCTGCAACACCGTCAGCACGTTGCGGCGGGAGAAAGCCATGGTGAGGATGGGACCGACAGCAGCCAAAGCCTGTCCCGTCAGATAGGTACTGCTGATCCGCCGCGCGGCCAGTGCGCCGACCATGAGATTGTAGTAAACGATATACTTGCACATGTCGTCAGCGCATTCGGTCATCGTCGCCTGCGCCGACCCCTCGTTATAGGCGACCGTGCGCCGCTTCAGCAGGTGATTGCCGTCCAAGGCCACCACTTTGACGTTGCGCACGCCATTACGGTCGCTGGTATCCGTGAGCCGGCGAACCAGGTAGACGCGTTCCAGGGCCAGCGCGCCGTCTTCCGGCTGCCGCCAGACCTCGATCCGCCGGTCGGCTGCCAGCAGCGTGCGGTCGAACGTGTCCGGCAGCGTCAGCGTGCAGACGCCGATGCCGTGCAAGACAATCGAGTAGTCGAAACTGCCCACCGTGTCCAGCAGGGCGAGGCGTGTGCCATCGTCTCTCGACAAGAATATCTCGTAGTTGCTCATGCGCAGCCTGCTAGTATGTTATAATGCGGGCAGCAAAGTGCTCCGGCGGTGCGGCAAACACCCCGGAGCGTGGCACACTGAATTGGAGGTTCAGCATGCATCCTCATTCTAGCACCCCTAAGCGTAGTCTGGCTGACCGACTTGCATCTCAGACCAATAAGGAAGGCCCGATCCCCAATCACGTTTCTGCGCTCGGCCACTGTTGGGTTTTTGCTGGAGGCCACAGTCACGGCTACGGCTCTATGCAAGTGGGCCAACCACGTAGGATGAAGCAAGCGCATCGCATCGCATATGAATTGGAGTACGGACCGATACCCGAAGACTTGGATGTATGCCATAAATGCGACAATCGAGGGTGCGTCCGACCTGACCATCTGTTTGTCAGTACTGCTCGGGGTAACATTCTCGACTCGGTATCTAAGGGTCGCTATAACAGACCGCACGGTGTCGCATGCAAAAAGACGACCCTTAGTGAAGAACAGGTACAGAACATTCGGCGGCGTTATGCCTTCCGTTCGTATGGCCCCAATGGTGCTGGCGCCCTCGCCAAAGAATATGGCATCTGTACCAGCACCATTTGGAACATCGTCAACCATAAGACCTGGAAATACCTTTAGACTCATGCCACTCATCTCAACACCCCAGGTGCGGCGCGTAGTAGGACAGCGAAGCCGTCCCTGAGTCTGTAAAGACGAACAGACTTATCACGTTGGCGCCGGGTTGCAGGCAGAAGGTGGCGAAATCCGAGTTAGGCAGCAGGGCGCGGCCGATCACGTTGCCGAAGTAGTTCGAGGTGATAACCTTGGCCCCCGGCGTCAGGGCGATGGTCAGTGTCTCGCCAGCCAGCAGGTTGTAGTTCAGGTAGAGCGTTTGCCCGGTGGTTTCGTTACGGAGGTACTGCAGCCAACTCACAGTGCCTGCAGGGCGGGTGATGGTGAGGATGGGATAGGCCGGTGCTGAGCCAGGGTTTGTGACAATGGTCTGACCGGCACCCTGCGCCGTGCCGGCGGTGGAAAAAGCGAGGTACAGTTTGGTACTGCTAATGGCCATTCCGCCTACAATCGCCGCGCCCGGTAGCATAACCCCCGCGTGTGTCCAGGTAGTACCATTCCAGATAGCATAACGGTTAGCAAGCCCTAGCCCTCCGGCGGCGGTGAACTGCCCGCCTACATGTACGAGCCCCGCCGCGTCAACTCCGATAAAGAAACCAAAATCGCTCAGGCCCGTGCCCAGGGCACTCCAGGCGCTACCGTTCCATTTTGCCACGTAGCTACAGGCAACCCCGCCCGCCGATGTGAATTTGCCGGTGACGTAGACCGTCCCATCCGGCCCCACTGCCACACTATAGGCAGTTGGATCCACTCCACCTAGGCCAGTGCCTAGGGCACTCCAGACCGTGCCGTTCCACTTGGCTACCCCTACCGTGTTCGCTACGCCACCGGCCAGAGTGAAAAAGCCTACGGCGTAGAGAGAGCCGTCTGGGCCTATGGCTAGGCCTGTAACAGTCTCATCCATGCCCGTGCCCAGGGCGCTCCAGACCGTGCCGTCCCACTTGGCGATTCCTAAGGTATTCGCCACCCCACCCATCGAGGCGAACATACCACCTACGTAGATCGAGCCATCCTGGCCTACGGCGATAGCACGAGCATAAGGCGAAGCGCCACCACAACCCGTACCCATCGCCGACCAGGCCGCCCCGTTCCATTTGGCGATCCCTTTTGTGTTCGCCACACCACCGGCCAAAGTGAAATCGCCAGCCACGTAGAGTATGCCGCTAGAATCGATAGCGACAGCACGACCTCTATCATTCAGCCCGGTTGTCAATGAGCTGAAGGCCGCGCCGTTCCACTTGACAATGCCATCGCCGTTGGCGTCACCAACGTCTAGAAAAGTGCCGGTGATGTAGAGGTTGCCGGTAGCGTCAAAACACAAGCCAAAGGATTCATCACCCCCGGTAAGCCCCGTGCTCAGCGCACCCCAGAGCCCACTCACCCGGCCGATGATGTAGTTCGCATTGGCCACGCCCGTCGCCGTCGTCAGCGCCGGCGTCGTCAGCGTCGTGTCGTACCAGTAGGGGTCAAAAGCCTTGAAGGTCAGCACCGCCTTACGCCAGGATAACCCGCTCTGGTCTCGCCCTTCCGCGCCCTCAGCGCCGCCTATATAGCGACAGGTCAACTCGCGTGTAGTGCCGCCGGGTCCGGTGACGCGCAGGCGGCCGTTGCCTCGCGTGGGGTCAAGCGTGCGCAGCAGCGTGCGCACGGCCGCGCGGACCGCATCCGCGCCGGCGCCCTTCACCAGCAAAGGCAAGTCCACCTCGCGCGCCTTGACGCGGACAGCACGCAGACGGCTGCCCGCCTGGAAGGGCGTCTCTTCCTCGATCAGGCCGATAGGCGGCATGTCTAGGCCTATAGGTCCTAGCAAGACCCGCATGTCGAGTTGGCAGACGAGAGGCGTTAGCACGCCCAGGGCATCGATAAAGGTGATCTGCTGATCAGCCATTGTTCACCTCTTCAGGCATAGAGTAGTTCTAGTCGCCGCTGGCGCCGCTCTATCTCTGTCGCTACTTCATCCAGACCGATGCCATTGACCTCGATGTGGTAGGTATTGCCGCCTCCGCGCCCTGCCGGCACCACCGTCTCGCCGCCGTGGACGATAGCCAGTTGCGGCTCGCCGAACGCCCCCGGCACGACGCCGCCGGCGGCGAACGTCGGTATAAGCGGCATGTCCGGCGTACTGACGTTTACCCCGCCCCAGCCGAGCCAACCGCCGCCGACCCGGCCCACGCCAGGCACATCGACGCTAGGCAGTTCCACGTTGAAGCCTGGAATGTTGAATTCCAGTCGGTTCCAGGCAGTGATCAGCGGATTGATCAGCCCAATAATCGAGTTCACGGCACTTCTGATACTACCCGTGATATTGGCCCAGGTCGTCTGCGTGACCGCCTTTAGGGTGTCCCAGGTCGTGCCTATGGTGGTGCCTAGCACCCCGAACACGTCGCCCGTCTTTTGCGCGGCCAGTTGGACGGCGGCGAACGCGGTATCGACGAAGTTCCTGAAGTCCGTGCTCGTGTTGTAGGCCCAGATTAGCCCTGCCACTATGCCAGCAAGGATAGCGATTATGAGCAGTAGCGGCGCGGCCAGCGCCGTCTGAGCCACCACCAGTCCCCACGTAATCGCCGTTTGTATGGCCATCACCGCAGAGTGGGCTACGGCCAAAGCTGTCATTATCGCCCAGGCCGTAGCCACAGCTGCGGCCACGCCAACGATAATAGACAGCACGAGGCTGTTTTCATCCAGGGTCTTCCGCCAGTTCTTCAGCGCGTCTAGGCCATCGGTCACGGCCTTGGTGATCTTGGGTATAGCATCCCGCCCCGCCAGCAGCGCGTTGGTCGCCATGTCCTTCATACCAATGACGATCTTTTCCAGAGGGTCAGGCCAGAGGCTCTTTAGCCACGTCACCAGGTCGCCTACGGCAGTACCAATCTTGGGCAGCGCGTCCTTACCCAGTGTCACCAGGTTAGAAATATCCAGACCGGCGAATCGTTGCACCCCCAGCACGACCACATTCAAGGCGGAGTCAATGTCGCCCCTGGCCAGCAGGTCGAAGAACACCTGGAAATAGGTCGCGAGGGTCTTGATCGGCTCCAGCGCCTGGCTGACCCCATCCTTCATTTCGGTAACTTTCTCAGTCATACCGGCGATAGAGTCCTTAGTCGAAGTCACGATGTCATTCAAGCCCGAGATGGGCGATACCATCGCGCCCGCCGCGCCACCTGCAGTGCTCATGGCCCCGCCTGCGGTGCTCATGGCCGCTGTCACGTCAGCCAGAGCCCCCTGCTGGCCTTTCCAGAGCCCCTCCATAGTGGCGATAGCAGGGGTGAGACGAGCGATGTCGCTCAGCGTGCCTATGATGCCATCACGGATAATGGCGAACGGTTGCTCGCCTTTGCCGGGGTTGGCGAGCTCTTTCAACTGGTCGCGCATAGGCCCGAGATTGAGCTTCTCTTCTAACCGGACCTGCTCGGCATCCAGCCCCAACCGTTTCAGGAACTTATCAAGGGCGTCGATCTCCTCCTGCGGCGCGCCGCCGATCTTCATCAAGTTCATCTTGTAGGTCAGCTCGTCTGTTTGGCGCTCAATCGCTTTGAGCTTTTCCGTGTACGCCTTGCTGCCCGCCAGCGGTGTATCTGTCCAGCCCCGCAAAGCGTCCTTGGCAAAGCCCAGCGCGGCCTTCATGTCGTCTAACTGGCTCTTGGTAGCATCGACCAGCGACTTGATCTGGTCCTTGCCCAGCCCAGCAAACTGCGCGATAGCCGCTCCTGCTGTAGCAAGCGGAGACGCAATCGCCGTTATCCCCCCGTATGAATCGACTATTTCACCGACCCCATCCTCTACCTGGGAAACCAGGCTAGGGCTGTGCGAGGCAAACGGATTGAGCCAACTCAGAGCCGAATATATCGCCTGCCCCCAACTGCTAATGACGGCCCAAAGCGTCGAGAGCGCCGACGAGAATATTGGCGCCAACACCTCGACCGCATAGCCAATGCCACTCACAACTACCTGCACACCTGTCAATAACCTCTCGAAGGCAGGCATCATCGAATCCAACATAGCCGGTAGCCTGTCGGCCAGGGTCGTGATTATGGGCAGGATTAGAGGCAAAATCTTGGAGCCAATTTCGATCAGACTACCCAGTAATCTGTTCTTGAGTATCTCCATCTGCCGGCCGACGCCGCGGTTCATCTCCTCGAAGGCCGCGGTAGAGGCACCCGCCGCGCCTTCCAGTGACGCGAGGTCGCCCGCGAACATGTCCGCGTTCGCCCCCGTTGTGCCTAGTACCGCGCTGACTGCCTCTACCGAACCAAACAACTTCGTCAACGCACCGATGTCGCCGCCAGTACGATCCCGTACCGCCGCCATCGCGACATTGAACCCCTCTGCTTTGATCATCGCTGCCGCATTCGAGTAGCCTAGGCTCTGGAAGATAGTGTCCATCTCGGCGCTTGGCTTCAGGAGGCCCTGTATTGCCGCCCTGATCTGTGTCATCGCCTGCGCCGTGGGTACACCCTGTTTAGTCAGCGTGGAAACACTCGCTAGCACCTCTTCAAGCGCAATGCCCGCCGCGGCTGCCATCGGCGCCACCACAGACATAGAGGCAGACAACTCAGCGAACGTAGTTTTGCCTCTCTTCACTGTGGTGAATAAGAGGTCAGCTACCCGTTCGGCTTCGGTGATCGGCATCTTGAAGGCGTTGATTACTGTCGTTAGGCCATCGACCGCAGTCTCGGTATCCGTCACACCACCGATGGCCGCCTTGCTCGCCACCTCCAAGAACGTTATCGCATTCTCCCTCGGTACACCTGCCGAGATGGCTTGATACAGCGCCTTGGTCGCCCCTACTGCATCAACACCCAGCCGCTTGGTTAGGTCAACGGTCTCAGCCGATAGCGCCGCGAAGCCCTCTTGATTCAGGCCGAGCATGGTATTAACTTCGCGCATGCCGCCCTCGAAGTCGGATGCCGCCTTAACCGCAGCCACGCCGAGGCCCGCCAAGCCAACAACGGCTCCCGCTCCCAAAGCAAACGCAGCCTTCCCCAGCCCGCCCAGCACGCCAGTCAGGCTCTTAGACTGGCTCTCCATGTTCTTCGCGCCCGTGATAAAGCCGCTGGTATCAGCGGTGAACTGCACGACCAGGCTTGCTAGTGTGCTCACGTCGTCCCCCCTGGCCGCGCATCACGTCCACCGAATGCGGCGTTAAGTTGCTCTACGGTTGCCAACTGTGCCTCCCAGGTCTGCCCCTGTGGCTCTTCGGCTTCCTCGAACCGTGGCATGAAGTCGCTCGGCTTGTACGCCTTCTCGCCCTTGCCACGGTTGACGTTGGCGATGGTTGACGCGATGATGCCAGCCCGCAGGTCGGCCCGGGACTCGCCCCAAGGCTCGACCTGCTCGTAGGCCAGCCATTCCGAGAGCTCGCGCGAGGTGTGGCGCTCCAGGACCTCGCGCGGCGTCAGGCGCAGCCCCAGGCTCAGGCGGTGGACGAACCGTCGCCAGGGGCTGCCACGGATTCCCCCACCAGCTCCTCCACGTCCTCGGGTGTGACGCCGGAGAGCCGCTGGGCCACGTCGCTGATACGGCTGAGCGCTCCTGCCGAGTGCCGGCCTAGCGCCTCGGCGTCATGCTCGCTGAAGACGAGATTGCCTGCCTCGTCAACCACCGACCGTGAGACGAGGCGGGCGCGGAAGTTGGCCAGGTTAATGTCCCGGCCTCGCCCCTTGCCCTTCAGTAGGCTAGACTCGAAGGCGTCCCGATCGACGCCGCTCATGCCACGCACCAGGACGGAACACGACCACTCGGGGATATCCACCTGCTCCGTCTGAATGTCCCGCGCCGCCAGGATTGCCTCGCGGGTGCCCAGTTTCAGTTTCGCCATGCTTAGATTCCTTTCTGCCTAGCTATCAGGCTAGGCTCGGCTGGCCGGTAATTTTGAGTGACACGTCAGCGCCGAGCTTGTCGGCGACTGGTTCCTTCGTACTGAACTTGACGACGTAGGCAGCAAACGACCAGGTCGTCGCGCCGATGTTCGGGAAGACCAGCTTGTAGTTGCGCTTGATCCGGGCGACCATGTCCCGCAACAGTCCCGTGCTGTAGCCGTGGGTTGCCCCTGCCGGCACGTAGTTCAGCGCCAGTGTGATCTCGCCGCTGCGTAGGATGGTCGGGACTACCTCTTCCCACCGGCCCGGCGACTCGTGGGCAGTGGCATCGGCGGTATCTAGGCTCAGATTGGGCCCACCGATCTCGGTGACCTCGGCGACGTTGACGAACACTTCAGGCGACGCGCCGTTGCCCATCTGTAGGAGCGTGCCAAAGGCCGCGATTGCTTGAGTCATAACAGTTACCTCCTACTCTGATTGGATTACGGCGTGAGACGCAGGACTGCGAAGCCGACATCGGCGGCAGCCGCGGCAATGTAGACCTGTCCATCCGCCTGCTTGAAGCCGGCGAGAGCAACCGGGCCGAAGGCGGCGAACTCGGCGATACCTACGCTGTAGGCCGTGATGTCGCCAGTACGTCCATACTCGTCGATCACGGTGCTGATCGTGAACGTCTGGGCCCCCCCGTTGAGATTCTGGACCAGCAGCACGTCGCACGAACCCAGGGTCCAGCCCGCGCCGTCGGCGAACGAGGCGCCGGCCGGCGTGAAGGCGATGTCCAGCGCGTTTGCCGCTGGTTGCAGCGTCGGGTACTTCCCGATCACGGTGATAGGGGTGAGAACTAGTCGCGCCATGGTTAGGCCTCCTTAACTAATATGGGATTCCCACTAGGGTCAACCAGGCCAGTCAAGCGAAACGTCGCCTCCGGCGCCTGGTGTCGCTGGGCAATGTGCAGCAATAGCACCTCCTCTTCCAGACTGGCAAACGGGCAGGCAGAGCACTGGTAGCACGGGTAGCCGTTCCAGTCCCCCACCGTGTAGGGCTCGTTTACCACCGCTAAACCTCCGCACAAACTCTTGA